AAGTAAAATCTCCAACCTTTTGAATCCCCATTTGCAACCATGTCCACATTTTACTTGGTAAATCTCTAAAAAATGAAATTATATTATTGACAAAATCTCTGCCGGTTTCCTGTGCTTTTAGTATTGCGTTGCTGCCCCATTGTGATATCTTAGTAAAGGTATTTTGTAACCATGTCCATATTTTGTTTGGTAATTCTTTGAAAAAATTTACAATCTCGTCAATAATTTCTGGGACTTTAGTTCTAACCCAATCCCATGCATCTTTCCCGAATTGAATTAAATGCCCTAAAGCTTCACCCACAATTAATCCAATGTTATAGGGTAATTCTTTAAAAAAGGTAATAACATTTTGGACTACCTCGAATGCTTTTTGTGCGAATTCTTGGAAAAATTCAACTATATTGTCTTTCCATTGCAAAATTGTCTCTTTCACACTATTAAAAGCCTCTGGTATTGTTGTTGTAAAGAATTCTTTAATGCCATTCCACGCCGTTTCAAAAGCAAGTTTTATAGCATCCCATAAATCTACCCAAAAGTTTCTAAACTCTTCACTTGTCTTCCATAAAGTAGCAAACGCGGTAACTACACCTACAATAGCCATTGCAATAACTCCAAAAGGATTTGCGTTTAAAACCATATTTAGCGCTTGCATTATTGGTATTCCTGTTTGAATTGTAGTGAATAGCGTTTGCATTGTTGATACAATGCTCCCTATAAAGGTAACTGTTTTAAAAGCAACAAAACCCGCTAAAATCCCGTTTAATGCTGCAATAATAACATCTGCGTTTTCTTTTACCCAATTAAGAGCGGTTACAATTGGTTGAATTTGAGGTATTTCTTTTGCTAGCTCCGGTATAACCTCATTCCATACCGCCTTTACGAGCTCTCCCATGCCCTTAATAATTTCTTTGACCCTTGGAATCATGTTTTTACCCATTGCTACAACTTGCTCTATCCAACTGTTGGTCAAACTGCTAATATCTGCATCACCACTTGCAATACCAACTAACAGATTATCCCACGCTGCTTTCATTGCTTTTGTTGATCCTTCAATTGTTTGCTCTGCCTCTTCAACCGTTGTACCTGTTATCCCAATCTCTTGTTGTGTTTTATGAATTGCTTCAATTATTTTGTTAAATGGTATATCCTTGACTGTCTCTGCTGTTACTTTTATTGATTTTCCTAACACGCCTGAATCATTTATGAGACGTGCCATTTCTCCTTGTGTCCCACCATACATTATATTCAGCAAGGGTCGTTAAGCCTTGCCCGTTCTCTTACGAACTGCTATATATTTCTATATAGTTTAGACTATATCTTGACTTAATTATTCATTAAGCCCCCTGCGCTTCCACCTACTTAGGTGTACTCCCTTGCGGGATAGTCGTTACACTCTTATAAAATTACTTTTAAAGTCAAATCGTAATTTTATACTAGCACGGTATTGCCTTCAACCTTACTTGTTAAGGGTTCCACCGTTTTCACAGGGTTTTAGTTGGGCTCTGGTGTGTGGTTTTATCCACTTTTTTTGTTAACCCAACTTGAGGTTATCTAACATTGCGTAATTGTCCTTTGCAAATCCTTGATAAGCATTTTGAATCATATACATATCTGTGCCCATCTTATTTGCATTATCTGCCATGTCTCTAATCGCTAGATCTGCATATTGGACAGCTTTTTTAGTATCACCGCCCAACCCTTGCAATAATGTAGCCGAAAAAGACGTTGCTTGTTCCATATATTCATTAGCTGATATGCCCGCTGTCTTATATGCTTCGTTTGCGTACTTAATAAGCTGATCTGCGCTTTTCCCAAAAAGGGTTTCGACGCCTCCAACCAACTGTTCATTTTGTGCATACAGGTTATAGGATTGTTTACCCACATTAATAATGGATTGCCCCAATTGCTTCAATCCACTCATAGCTTTTTGTATCGCTTGACTCCCTAAGTCTGCAAGTACACCCTTTAGAATGGTGAAGCCATCTCCACCCTCTATTGCTTGCTTCCCGCTTTCTTCGGCTTCTTTACCTAATTTGTCAAGTGCTCGTGCTGTCTCATTACATGTAGTCTCTGCATTTGCTGTCCTAATTCTCATATCATTTATTGCTTTACCTTGTGAGTCAAACGCCTTCGAGCTTTTATTTACCTCTTGTGAGAGATCGGTTACTACTTTTTGTTGGTTTTTGTATTCCGTTGAAGAAGTCCCTAATGTTTTTCTTATTTCTTCTAATTTTGTCTTTTCATTGTTGTATTTATCTAACAATGCCTGGTGACTAGAAGCCGTTTTGCTATATTCTGCCTGCATTGACGAAAGCTGACTTTTAAGTGTTCCTAAAGCTTGTTTTTGCTTTTCCAACGCTTCACTTAATTGTTTTGATTTTGTAGCTAAATCTTGCGTTGTCTTATCACCGCTAGCCATATTTGAAGATGTAGCTTTCATCTCTGCGCTAACCACTTTAAGGCTTTGCGTTATTTGGGTGAGGGCTTTTTTATATTCACTTTCACCCGTTAATTTTATACTCCCTCCAAAGCCTGACATTTACTCACCTCCTTATAACCATTCTTCCGCCTCTTGTGACTTTGTATAGGCTTCGCTATACGTCATATTTGCATTTTTTAGTCTCATTTCTAAATCAAAAGTATTTTTGTAGTGATCGTATAATTTATTAAACGTTGTTAGCGTCAATCTACCTGTCTCCTTGAAAGACATATTAAGTTTTGTCTTCCCTACATAAAAAAACCATGAGAAGTCAATGACAGGATCAACTTCATCATGGATTATCCGTTTTTTTCCGTACTCTTCGTACTGTCAACAACTGTTTCATTTAATTTTTTAGTCGCTTCCACAAGTCCAACCTCTGTAATAATTCGTCCAATTTGTTTAAGCGTGAATGGTTTTATGTTTGTTCCTTTTTCTTCGTTTTCAATGTCAATACCCTCATTTATCATTTGCATAAATCCAAACATAACTGCCTTTGCATTCGGCTCTCCATTTGTCCCATCCGTTAAAGAACCCCATTTATCGAGAGTCCCATATTCTTCTTGTATAGCTTCCATAACATTAAGATTGAATACAACAGAGTATTCTTTATCTTTGTATTTAATTTTTCCATTTATATCTTTCATTTCATTTTTCCCTCCCTTAAAAATCCATAGACCAAATTTACGCCTTTTTTTGTTTTATAAAAATCCATAGACCAAATTTACGCCTTTTTTTGTTTTATAAAAAAAGCGGGGCTCTTGCCCGCTCTTAATTTATTGTTGCCCATACTGCATATAAAGTTATATCGGCTGTTGGTGTATAAGGACTTGTTACATCTGCCTCTGTTGCGTCGTCGGTAGTAGCCCACCCTGCGAATTCTTGTCCCTCTGGGGCTGTAAGTCCTGTACCATCGTTTAAAGTAACTGACTCGCCCGCGTCAACTGTTACGGCTGCAACTGTTCCTGTGCCCCCATTTGCGTCATATGTTATAGTATATTGTGTACTTGCGGGCTGTGGACTAGTACCAAACAAGCTATTAAGATACGCTTGTGCCGCTGACATTGAATCAAAAGTTTGTGCAATTGACCAATCGCCATTTGCTAACGCTGCTATTGTCCCCTCAATTTCCGACGTGTTAAATTCTAAAGTCTCTCCCTTAGTATTGTCGGTCTGTGAAGGCTCTGCGAACTTTACCTTGTTTAAAAATTCAACTTTATATTTGTAAACACCGCCAACCATTTTGGTAATTATTCTTCCTAACCCTACATATGGTGCGGTGTCGCTCGAATTTCTAACCATATTCCCATCATTTATTTCATGCCCTAACAATGTCGCCATTGTTGTCAAATCTTCGTCGTCGATACCCAATGTGACTGTGCCGCTCTGAAACGAAGTATCTGACTCTGCTAGTGCATCATCTGCGTATAGTGTTGCTTCATTATTTGATATACTCACATTACATGATATAGCCTTAGCGGGCTTTGTTGCTGCCCCATAAGTTGCGGTGCCGTCTTCTTGTTCGGTTAATATGCCAAAAAGGAAATTCTTTAATCCTATCTTTGCCATGTGTTTTTACCTCCTAATTAATTATTTTGGTATAATGTTTCACGTGAAACATTATTATTAATCTCACTTCTTAATATTGCAAAACTTAATGTTTTATGGTAATATCCCGTGTCCACCTCATACATATCTGGTGAAGTTCTTAACGGTTGCCACCTAAAATTATTTGCTCTTAAAATTTGTTTTACACTCTCAATAATATTAATAAAATTGCCTTTAGAATAAACGTCAAAATCATAATAATCTGCATACCCTAACAACTCATCATCACCACTCAAGGAATTATTTGCGTCTTGTTGCATATACACAATATAGGGCTCGCCATGCCCCTCATAAAACATATAAGATACTG